AGATGACAATTCAGATTCCTAGTGACGGTCAACCGTTAACATATGAACTGCTTAAACAGATTATCGATCAGGTCAACAGGGTATCATCTTCTGATCTCAATGATGTTAAGCAAATTGTAAATGTATATGGAGAAGGAATTAGTCAGCAAGAAGATGCCAAGGCTGCTATCGTAACGGGGCAAAGAGTTATTACTTTACAAAAAGGAAATAACTCCAGAACAACACAGACAATTACATTTCCAGCAGTGTTTTCTGCAAATCCATATGTAACTGTAACCATTGTAGATATTAATACTGCTAAGGCAGAGGGCGGAGTGAATGGTGCAGTTGCTACCGTTGTTGGGCTAAATAAAAATGGAATGACAGTAAAGATAGAACTTTTGAAAGAAGTTCCAGTAAATACTTCTGTGAGATTGAACTATATAGCAGTAGGTCCAGGCATAAATACTTAATGTCAAAGTATACTTTGATTCCTTCTAATCATAAAAAAGCAATAAATAAGTTATATTATGAACATATTCTAATAATAGAAGATTATATTGGAAGAGAATTGAAAGAGTATGAGTCAGTTCATCATATTAATGGAATAAAAACAGATAATAGAATAGAAAATCTTTTTTTATGCCACCGTAGAGAACACGATAAAGCCCACGGCATGAAGACTGTATCTATGTACAAGTTATATCCCTCATGGGTTAAAAAAAAATGTAAGTATTGCGGTGTTGATTTTTATGGCTATCCATCCATAATGAAGAAAAGAGTAAAATGTAGGTCAACTTGTAAGTCAATAAAGGTTGACAAGATTTGTGGCTGGTGTGATAAGATTTATACCGTCCCTGTGATTAAAGAACATCTATGGGATTATTGTTCTCGCTTATGCCGACGAAAGGCTAATAATGACAAACGATCTTAAGTGGATGATGGTATCAGACATTCACTTTCCTAGGCACGACCCCCGTAAGGTAGAACTATTCCTTAAGGTAATGAAGTGGTGGAAGCCAGACGCAGTTGATCTGCTAGGAGATATTGATGATGCTGATTCTACAAGTCGCTGGGCAGCAGATAAGCCCCTAGAAATGTCAGTATCTATAGATGATGGAGGAGTTCGTGAAACAAGGCAGTTCCTTAAAGATATCAGAAAGATCGTCCCCAGTGCTGATTGTCATTTTCACGATGGGAATCATGGCTGGACTCGCCACGGCGAATACCTTGCTAAGAAAGCGCCGCAGTTCCTTGAAATAATAACAGCAGACACATTATATGATTATTCTAATGCTGGATTTGAGTGGCATAATTGGAATGAACCACCCGTAAAACGATTCGGAGATATCTATGGTCATCATGGAGAATCTATTTCAAAGCACGCAGGGGAGTCAGTCCGTAACGATGTTAATAACTGGGGCGTTTCTCTTGTCCGTGGTCATTCACATCGTATGGGTGCATACTTTCAAACATATAACATTACAGGCCAAGAACTTAGGGGATATGAGATTGGTCATCTTTGTGATGAGGATCAAATGGATTACTCTATTCAAAAGAATTGGCAGGCGGGATTTGCTGTAGCCCATGTAGTAAATGATTATCCACACATTCAATTAATTCAAATTCATGATTATACCTGTGTAGTGGATGGAAAGATCTTTACTGCATAATGTTTTGTAAAAAATGTAACGGTAAGGTGATGATAGATAGAACATTAAGTTCTGAGATCCATATTGAGTTATACTGTTTAAGATGTGGTAAAAGATGGCCGATGCGGTATCCTGAAAAATATGGAGGCTTTGGAGTATGGATAATGAATCAAGAGACTCTGTATCAAATGGGAAGAGATATGGGGTACTAAAAACTTCTAAGTACCGAAGAAAATTATTTATTAATAATGAATTGCATCAAATTATTCATATAAATATACCAGCAGATGTTGTAACAACATGGAATTTTATACAAAATAAATTAATTAGATATCCATATAAAAGCACAAAAAAACATGCTCAAAAAGCATATTTAATTAATGAGGTCGGTAAGATGGTAGATCGTCATCCAGAAAGAATTAGATTTGCCATTAAAGAAGGGCATATAAAAAGACCCCAACAGTCTGGCCCAAAGGGTAAGTTTTATTTTAACGATAATGACATATTAGATATTCAAAATTATTTTGCCAACATTCATTATGGTCGTCCTAGAAATGACGGTTCTATAACACCTTTGAAAAGAACCGTGACAAAAGAAGAGGTAGATGCTAGACTAGGGCGCAGAGATGTTTTGTACGTTCAAAATGACAAGGGCGAATATATTCCTGTATGGAGGACGGTGGAATTTTAGTGGTTAAAAAGAAAACTGAAGAAGATGAATTAGTAAATTTTATTGGTGAAACAATTAGTACAGAAAGTGCGTTGCTTGCTTGCTCAATTAATCTTATGCGTGCAGGAGATATTGCAAAGGCAACCGCCGACTCTGAAGGCTTGCTCAAGGTGGCTAAGGCGTGGTATGATTTGGCTAAGTATTTAGGCGGAGAGCAAGATGATGATAAAGGAAATCCAATTGGATTCCTTGCTGAATTGGAGACATTAGATGACCCAGGAAGTGAGCCCGACGAGGGTGAGAGTGGGATTGAAATTCGTTCGAAATCTTGGTAATTATGAGAACATCCATGTTGACGTAGGTGTTGAAGATAACGTCAGGCAGGGAGAAAATGTATCTCAGGCTATGGATCGTGTATACGATTTTGTAGAAGAACAACTCATTCAGCGCGTGCAGGAGATTGAGGCTGATTTAAGTGGCAGCAAGTAAAAACGATAAGCAATCATACGCCTTACTATCAGAATACATTGGGCTATACCGTAATAAATACGGCACTGCTCCAGTAATTAATAAGTATAAAGAAAAGTGGGGGATGCTATCCCTCATTGAAGATTTTGGTGTAGAGGCTGTTGGATATACACTAGAGTTTTATTTTAAACTATCTAAAGACATGCACCCGCTACCTTGGTTCTATAATAATTTTTCCACCATACATAATTCTAGACTGGCTGCGGAAAAAGATGATAGGATAAGGTCGGCAGCAAGAGAGCAGACTCAAAAATTACGAGCGGAGTATTTGAATGGCGTACACTGAGGAAGTAGAGGTAATCTCTTCAGTCTGTAAGAATAAAGATATCCATGTGCTGTTTGATAACAATGCTGATGAGTTAATTAAAGACTGTGCAGATGTATGGGGATTTATCAAAGACTACTACGATCAGACCCGTCAAATTCCCGACTCCGATTTGCTCGTAACAAGATTCAAAGACTTTGAGCCAGTACAGTCGGGCCCTACTATCTACCATGTTGATAGATTACGTCAAGCGTACCTTCATGAGTCTTTAAGCAACTCTTTACGCCGTGCTGCCAATTTAGTAAATAATAATGAATCTGGTAATGCGCTAAAAGAATTGTCTAAAGATATTACTGTCATGTCTCGCTTGGGGGCGAAAGTAAGAGACATTGATGTAACAGATGTTGATAGCGCGCTCTCCTATTTTGAACAGACCAGAAAGTCGGCGGAGAATGGGGAGGTAGGTATTAAAACAGGTATTACCTCGTTTGATGTGTGCCTGCCTATGGGTATTGCTAAGGGGCAACTTGGAATTTTGATGGCCTACCCTGGAATTGGAAAGTCATGGCTAGCCCTTTATTTTGCTGTACAGGCATGGAAGCATGGGTACAAGCCCATGATTGTGAGTCTTGAAATGACTGAGACTGAAGTTCGTAATAGAATCTTTGCAATCATTGGTGATGGATTTTTTAGCCATAGGGCCTTGAGTGCTGGCAGAGTAAGTGATAATGAGTTTAGGCTTTGGGCGGAGAAGACTTTAGAAGGCCGTCCTCCGTTTAAAATCATCTCTAATGATACTGGCGCAGAGATGACTCCTAACGTTATTACATCTAAGATTGATCAGTACCGTCCAGATATAGTTATTGTTGATTACCTACAGTTGATGAATGATAATTCAGGTACATCAAACAATGAGACGGTTAAGATTAAAAATCTATCAAGAGAATTAAAACTCTTAGCAATCTCTCAAAAACTTCCTATCATTGCTATTGCTTCTGCTACACCAGATGATGCAACAGATCTAGAATCTGTACCACAACTTGGACAGGTTGCATGGTCACGACAAATTGCATATGACAGTGATTGGGTATTGGGCATGGGGCGTAAGGCTAACTCTACTGTTCTAGAAGCGGTGCTACGAAAAAATCGTAGTGGATATATGGGCGCGTTCTACTTAGACATAGATTTAGATAGAGGAATCTTTAAAGAAATTATTGATCCAATTGAATAGTTAACTACAGTATAATAGACATGTGGAGTATGTCGGACATAAAAGAATAAAAGAATTTCATATCGATGGAATGATCGAAGATGATGCTGTCATTCCACAAATTCGTGAGAGATATGAAAACATTCTTATCGACATGATGAGATCAAATGGTTATGTCCCGCATCTTGACGTAGATCCAGCCTTTAGCCTAGAATATAAGGGTGAGAACTATACGTTCCTGTTGACTATCTATGGAGTATATGTTGGAAAGGCTAAGGCACAATGCTATCTAGCAGTAAGCGGAAACAATCTTATACCAATGAATTTTATACAGAAGGACAGATAGAGTCTATTCTTAGGTCTTCCGACATTAAAATCGGCGGAGAAATCGATACTCACTTCCTTCTGTTTTGCCCATTTCACTATAACGTTCATACCCCTGCATGTGAGATTGATAAATCTAACGGAATGTTTATTTGCTTCTCATGTGGTGAGTCGGGGTCGCTAGTGGATATGGTTATGAGTGTCACTAATAGAAACTATTTTGAGGCCACCCGACTAATTAATTCTAAGAAAGACGACGTTGATATCAAGCGTGTCATAGATGAAGAAATTGATAGGCCACTAGATTCACCAGAGTTTGATATGAATCTTATTAGCCGCCTACATGATGATTTAAAATGTAACAGTCGTGCTAAAGAGTATTTTCTAGGCAGGAATATTAGCGAATCGTCTATGGAAGAATTTTTATTAGGCTACTCTCCTAAGCAGGATATGGTAACAGTCCCAGTTTTTGATGAATTCAACAAATGCTTAGGATTTGTTGGTAGGTCGGTAGAAGGAAAAGCCTTTAAAAATAGTACAGGTCTTCCTAAGAGTAAGGCTTTATTTAATCTTAATAAATCTAAGCGAGGAAGCATAATCGTTGTAGAGTCGTCGTTCGATGCAATCAGATTACATCAAGTAGGGTTAAAGGCGGTGGCTACGTTAGGAGCAACGGTAAGTAGATACCAAATTTCCTTGCTTCAAAAATACGCAACCAGTATCATTATATGTCCAGACAATGATGACGCGGGGGTAAAGATGATTGATAAGATCACTACTAATATCAAAAATAAGTCAGTAGAAGTAATTAATCTAAAGACTGGTAAAGATGTAGGTGATCTCAATGATGATGAGATCAAAAATATGTTTAGAAATGCTGGAAATAGTTTAATATTAGCGCTATAATATTTATATCGGCCCATGTATAGGGTCAAATACTTTTTAGGAGAACTATCATGTCAGTTATTACAGGTCTAAAGAATATTAAGAGTAAGATGGAGCGTCCTCAGACAGAGGAAGGCACCCGCGCACGTTGGCTCAAGTTGGAAGATGGTCAGAGCGTGAAGATCCGCTTTGTTAATGAACTTGATCCCGATTCCCCAAGTTATGATAAAGATCGTGGACTTGCCATTGTTGTCGCAGAACACACTAACCCCAGAGATTATCGCCGTAAGGGTCTTTGCAGCCTGGATGATGAGGGTCGTTGCTTTGGATGCGAGATGCACCGTAAGGACCCCAAGGCTGGATGGAAGGCACGCTTGCGTTTCTACACCAACGTACTAGTTGATGACGGTACTGAGCAGTATGTTGCCGTATGGTCACAAGGCGTAGGTCAGAAGTCACCCGCCACAAACATGCTAATTGAGTATGCTGGAGATACAGGATCTATTTCCAATCTCCAGTGGCGTCTCAAGCGCAGCGGTACTGGTACACAAACAAGTTACACACTTATCCCACTTGCTACCGACACAGAAAAGTTTGAGTGGAAGAACGTAGAGCCTTTTGAACTAGAAAAGGTCGCGGTTCGTAATGTTTCCTATCCAGACCAGGAAGCATTCTACATGGGCGTAGATGTTGATACCTCGTCTAGTACTAATGTCGATTGGTAATAAAATCTTGATCGTTGAGTAAGCAGTAGGATATACTCCTACTGCTTACTCATTTATTGGAGGACCGTGTTTCATAATCATCATTCACACTCTTACTATTCTCTTCTAGACGGATATTCTTCTCCAGAAGAACTAGTAAAGCGTGCAGCAGAAGTAGGCATGAGCAGCCTAAGTATTACCGACCACGGGACATTGAGTGGTCACAGGGATATGATAAAGGCAGGCCGCGACAATAACATTAAACCTATTCTTGGTCTAGAGGCGTATTTCACTACTGATCGACTAGATAAAAGGTCTAGGAAAGAACGCACTCCAGATGATCAAATCTATAACCATCTTATCGTACTAGCCAAGAATGATGTTGGTTTAGATAATCTGAACCTTATTTCCAGGAATGCCTGGGAAGAAGGATTTTTTGTTAAGCCACGCACCGACTTTGACATGCTTGAGTCTAATAAAAACGGTTTAGTTATTCTATCGGGTTGTATGAATAGTATTATTGCTAAGGCATTTGAGAACGATAACCCTACTGCCGCCCGACAATATGCTGGATGGTTCAAGGATGTATTTGGCGATGATTTTTACATGGAAATTCAGCCCCACAACCCTGCTGATTTGAACCATAATTTGTTAGATCTTGCAGACTCTATGGGGATTAAGTCTGTGGTAACTCTAGATTGTCACTTTGCCTCTCCAAAAGATCGGATAGCGGAAGAGATCATGCTCATCCTTGGAACTCATCCTAATGTGCTTAAGGAAGCAGATTTTAATAAGAGTCGTAAGATTAAAGATCTTATGGAGAGACTAGACTATCTATATGGTGATAGGCAAATGTCATTTAAGGATCTAGATATTTGGCTTATGGGGTATCAGGATGTTAAGGACCGTATGCTCGCTCAGGGTATTGAGCGTGAAGATATCTATGAACACAGCCTAGAGATCTCAGATAAGATCAGCGGCTATGATATTAAAGAGAACCTTGATCTACTTCCTGTTAAGCATAAAGATCCTGACGAGGAATTAAAGAAGAGAGTCATGGATGGGCTCCGCGAAAAAGAACTTATTGAATTAGAATATCTTGATCGTGTCAAGGAAGAATTGCAGATTATTAAAGAGAAAAACTTTGCATCATACTTTCTTGTTGTAGCAAATATGATTAGTTGGGCTAAGAATAATGGAATCCTTGTAGGCCCTGGTCGTGGATCAGCGGCGGGGAGTCTAATCTGCTACGCTCTGGGAATCACTGATGTTGATCCTATTGAGCATGGGCTACTATTCTTTCGATTTATTAATCCAGAAAGAAATGACTTTCCTGATATCGATACAGATTATGAAGACCGCCGTCGAACGGAGGTAAAAGACTACCTAATCTCTGAGTATCAGCATGTCGCTGCTATCGCTACATTCAATACTTTTAGGGATAAGGGAGTCGTTAGAGACGTTGCTAGAGCCTTTGGCATCCCACTTACAGAGGTAAATAAAGCATTGAAGGGCGTTGAGACCTGGGAAGAATTCATGCGTAGTTCTACTGCCTCAGACTTCCGCTCACGTTACCCAGAAGTTGTTGAGTATGCTGATAGATTGCGTGGTCGTATTCGTGGCACAGGTTTACATGCGGCAGGTATTGTAACTTCCAAAGATGATATCTCTAAGTACGCCCCCATTGAAACTCGTAAAGATTCTCACAGCGATAATAGAATTTCTGTTGTCGCAGTAGATATGGAACAGGCGGCAGAGATTGGATTGATTAAGATCGATGCTCTTGGACTCAAGACTCTCACTGTTGTAAAAGATACGTTGGAAAGCGTGAAAGAGCGTAAAGGTATTGAGATTAATCTTAAAGATATTCCAATGGATGATTCAGAGGTTTATGCGGATCTTTCTGCTGGATTTACTAAAGGCGTTTTCCAGGCAGAAGCGACTCCTTATACCAACCTTCTCATAAAAATGGGGGTAAGTAATCTTAATGAACTTTCTGCTTCAAACGCTCTCGTACGCCCAGGGGCTATGAATACTATTGGTGCAGATTATATTAAAAGAAAGAAGGGCCGTCAGGCAGTATCTTATATTCATCCAATTGTTAAGGAGTTCACAGAAGATACTTATGGGTGTATCCTTTACCAGGAACAAGTTATGCAAGCCTGTGTTTACTTGGGTGGAATGACGATGGCAGAGGCAGATAAGGTTCGTAAGATTATTGGAAAGAAGAAGGATGCAAAAGAATTTGACCAGTTCAAGGATCAATTTGTTTCTGGCGCTTCACGACACATTTCTAAGGAATCCGCCGAAAAACTCTGGCATACTTTTGAGGCCCATGCTGGATACTCCTTTAATAAGAGTCATGCTGTGGCCTACTCTACGCTATCTTATTGGACGGCTTGGCTTAAGAGATACTACCCAATAGAGTTCATGTATTCATTGCTTAAGAATGAATTAGATAAAGATAAGAGAACTGATTATCTTATTGAAGCCAAAAGAATGAATATTAAGATTCGCCTCCCACACATCAATGAGTCTGGAGAAGACTTCACACTTGAGGGTGATGCTATTAGATTTGGGCTTGGAAATATTAAATACTTATCTGCTGGGATTTCTAAAAAGATTCTTGCTGGACGCCCGTTTAGTTCATACAAAGAGTTTATTGAATTCACTAGTAAAAAGGGTTCTGGTATTAATAGTCGTGCTGTCGATGCACTTAATAGAATTGGCGCTGCGGCATTTGAGGATAATCCAAGAACTGGCGATGAAAGAGAAAGCCTATATGAATTCTTAAATATTCCAGAGTTTGTTACTAATATTCCTCGTTGGGTAGAATCATACTTTAGACCTCTAGAAGAATATGATGAAAATGGTGCCTTCATTGTTATGGGGATGGTCAAATCTATTAAGCGAGGGGAGGGGTGGAGTAGAGTAGAAATAGTCGATAAGACAGGCAGTGTGGGGGTATTCCATAATCAAGATACAACGATTGAGCCTGGAAAGATGTATATCCTACTAATATCAGATAACAGGATTCTATCTTATCTAGCCCCAGATTCCCTTGACTCTAGCACTAGTTCTTTTGTACAATTTCTAAAGGCAAAGACTATGACTCTTGGACCAGAAGAATATTTTGTTGTAGACATGGAGCCAAGAAGAACTAAAAAAGGTGACAAAATGGCTAATGCAGTCCTTGCTAATGAAGACAAAGAACTTATGTCTATTGTAATTTTTCCTTCTATGTACGCAGAAGCATTAGCAAAAATGAGGCCAGGGATGCACTGTAAGCCTATATTCAGTGAAACAACTTCTGGCGCTACAACACTTAAAGGATTTATTAGATGAACTTAGATTATTTAGCAGATAAATTGCATGAAACAGCAGTAGAAAAAGGTTTTTGGGACGCACTAGGATCTCTACCAGAAGAGGATAAGTTTATCTTCTATGCAAAACAGATTGCAATGATTCATTCAGAAGCAACAGAGGTACTAGAGGCTCTTAGAAAATCAAAAGGGCACGATCAAGTTGTAGAAGAACTAGCAGACATTATCATTAGAGTTCTTGATTTGTATCAAGGTCTTTTAGATAACGGAGAAGTAGTTTATAGTCTGCATAAAACAGTTAAGTCCAAAGCAGAAGTAAATAAAAGAAGGGCACGGCTGCACGGCACCCGTGGATGATATAATGGATGCTTACTTTCTGCATGGTTCAGATGGAGAAAAACTTCTTGTTATTCGTGGACACGATGAAGAACTTATGCAGCAAATAATATCAACATTAGGTCGTTCTAGAAACGACGAGATAAAAAATTTATCGGAAGTATTGGAGAATCACTTTAATGAGCGACATGATGATGGAGGAAGTTCTATCCAAATTAGATCCAAAAATAAGAAAGATGGTGGGAAGCGCCGCTAATGTAGAAATACATAAGCAGAAAACTCCAAGTCTTTCTCTAAACGTTGCTCTAAAAGGAGGGCTAGCGTATGGTCGGCAAGTTCTTATCTGGGGCAATAAAAGTGCTGGAAAGTCCTCATTCTGCCTGCAACTTATTGCAGATGCCCAGAAAGAAGGGAAGACATGCGCGTGGATCGATTCCGAACAGTCATATTCTCCTGAATGGGCTGAAAAACTTGGAGTCGATTCCTCAAAACTTATTTATTCCTCCGCAAAAACAATTAACGACATGGTTGATATTGGGACGCAACTTATCCAGTCGGGAGTGGACCTCCTTGTTGTAGACTCCATCTCTGCACTACTGCCAGCAATCTACTTTGAAAAAGATGGCTCTGAACTAAAGCAGTTGCAAGATACTAAACAAATTGGAGCGGAGGCAAAGGATATGACTCACGCGGTCAAAATGTTGAACTACGTTAATGATAAAACCCTTCTCATCCTTATCTCTCAACAACGCAACCAGTTTGGCTCTATGCACGCTAGCCATATTCCCACAGGTGGAATGGCTGTAAAGTTCTTTTCTAGTACAATTGTTAAACTATGGTCAAGTGAAGCAGAGGCTTCAAGCATCAAGGATAAAATTGCAGTAGGAGATAAGTTAATTGAACAGAAGGTTGGTCGCCCCGTTAATTGGACTATTGACTATAACAAAACTGGTCCACAGTTTATTACGGGGTCATACGATTTTTATTTCCAGGGATCACATGTAGGAGTAGATCAGGTCGCGGACCTAGTTGATAGCGCCGAAATGCTAGGCGTTATTGAGCGTGGCGGTGCGTGGTATACAGTCCTAGGTGATCGCATCCAAGGTCGCGCTAATGTTATTGACAGGGTAAGAGAAGACCTTGATATGCAAGAAGAACTTACAAAATTGGTGTATGAAAAAATATGATCGATCCTAAAACATTTATTAAAAATCCATCAAAAAGTAAAACTACATATAAAGATATAGACGGAAGTTTCTCCTGCTCTGAATGCTTTGAAACAACTCGTATGGGCAAATATGATTCAGAGAATAAAAAAGTTTTTTGGGTATGTTCTAATGGACATGAGAATAGTGCTAGGCTAGTTTATGAGTGAACGGTCTGAATTAAAACGAATGGGTGCAAAGGCTCATAAAAATAGTGGTCGCGGTCAATATCAAAAAGCCGATGGAAACATAGATAGGTTTGTAATCGATGTAAAAGAATATGGTAAGTCAATATCACTAAACCAAGATATGTGGGCTAAGATTGTTACCGATTGCCTTAAGACAGATAATACAAAGAATCCTTTGCTTCAGGCTGTATTAGGTAGCGGCGGAAGAAGGACTAGGCTCGCCGTTATTGAGTGGGAAGTACTAGAGTAATTATTGGAGGAGATAGATGGAAAATACAATTGATCTTATTAATCAGGTGTCGGAGTTCGCTGACATTCATGATTTTGTCAGCGATGACGGGCTTGATGAGGCGATGGCTGCTATTGTAAAAATTATTTCAAAGCCAGACATTCCTCCTGTCCAGGCACTTACTTTAATTGCAAAACTTCAGGCTTTATCTGCTAAGTTTGGAATTCTTGCAGCATGGTATTCGACGGCGGCTAAAGGCCCTACTGGATCTCCAAATAACATTAAAAAGAATATCTACTATTCAACAAAGGATGCCCTAGACAAATTAGTAGACAGTTTGAAGTACATCGTAAGATATAATTTAGGTTAATATGACAAAGAATCTATTATCATCACTGATGACTAAACCTAAGAATACTAAATTGAATGCACGCAAGTTTGTTAAGATGCTTAACTCTGCATATCAAAACTCTAATACAAATAAAGAGTTTAAGAAGAAAGTTTCTTTTGCTCCTAGCACTATTGGATATGGGCATGGTACATGCGCTAGATACTGGTGGATTGCTTTTAATGGGGCGGAATTTACAGAAAATATTCCTGCCGCTAATATTGCATCAATGCGATCTGGAACTGCCGCTCATGAACGCATAGAAAAACTTGTTGAATCTACAGGTTTATTAAAACAGAATGAAAGAGAGATTAAAAACACCGACCCTCCTATAAGAGGATTCGCTGACCTAGTACTGGAGGTTGATAATGAAGAGATTATCGGTGAAATCAAAACGATCAAAGACCAATATTTCATTCAAAGAAAGGGTGAAGGACACCCTTCTCCAAGCCATCTTCTTCAATTATTAGTTTATATGAAAATTGAGGGGGTAGATGAGGGATTCATTTTGTATGAAAATAAAAATGACAATGAATTACTTTGCCTTCCCATTGAGATGAATGATAAGAATAAAGAATATATTGAGTATGTGTTTTCTTGGATGCAAGAGGTTCGTGAATCATATAAAAACAATACTCCCCCCAAACGAGGGTACACAAAGTCTACCTGGACCTGTAAAGGATGCCCAGTATCAGAGGCATGTGAAGAGCGTGAGGATGGTCAGGTAAAGATTACTAATCTCAAAGTGGGTGTTGAGTGAAAAACTGTGCCAATTGTGGGCAGCCATTTGAATCTAATAAAAAGAATCAAAAATATTGCACTCCAGCCTGTTGTCGTTTAGCGACAAACAAAAAAATAATGACCAAGTATTATGAAAATAAAAGAAGGCTAAGTGGAGAAAAAAGATACTGTGAGTGTGGTCAATTACTTAGTAGGTATAATGAAGATGTTAAATGTTTTATCTGTAGCGATAATGAAAAAACAAAAGATAGAAATGAAATCCTAGAGGTTATTAAAAGTGTCATTAAAAAAACTAATAAAACAAAACGCTAGTACAGTCTTGGGAGTGGATTCATCTACTAATTCCTTTGCCTTCTGCCTGTTTGACGGCAAGCCAATTAAATGGGGCAAGGTAGAATTTCATGGAAACAATATCTATGACAAAGTAATTGATTGTAGGGATAAGATTCCTTTTATTAAAGAGGAAGTCAAGCCAGATTATATTTGTATAGAGTCCGCCATCATGGTAAAATCTCAAGCAGTTGCTATTCACATGGCTATGATTGTAGGGGCATTAGTTGGAGGATTGGCTAAGGATTCTAATAGCATTATTACAGTCCCTCCGATTCAATGGCAGTCATATATAGGTAATAAAAATTTAACAAAGGCTGATAAAGAGGGAATTAAATTAGAATTTCCTGGCAAATCAGACAATTGGTACAGAAATTATTCAAGAACTTTAAGAAAGCAAAAAACTTTAGATTATTTTAATAATAAATTTAATATTAATGTGACTGATAACGATGTTGGAGATGCATTTGGATTAGCCTATTATGCACATATGAATTTGGTTAATCATGTCTAAATTATATGAAAATAAAAGTTATCTTGCTAAAAGATACCTTGTAGATAAAAAATCTTTAGAAGAGATTGCTAAAGAATGTGGGGTAAGTCATCAGACTATCTATCGCTACTTAGTAAAACATAATCTCATCCGTGACCCTAGAAAGTTTGGTAAAAAATGATTGAACAAAACCTACAGCGCATGTATGCTGAGAAAATTATGGACGATATAAAAGAAGGTGTGCAGTTAATTCCTCGCAACACTGTTGAGATGGCAATTCAAGATGAATGCCATAGGGTTACCACCCTACTGATAGAAAAAAATCGATCATATGGTAATTCAGCACTTAACCCCGTAAGAGTATTTTCACGGTCGGACACAACTGAGCAATTGAAAGTTCGTATAGATGATAAGTTATCTAGATTTATGAATGGTGATGACACCTTTAAAGAAAATGATCTTGACGATCTTATGGGTTATCTGGTATTATTGAGTATTGCACTAAAGGAGACATGGAAGTAATGCCTTTATATACATACTATTGTAATGTTTGTGATAAAGATCTAGAGGTTATTTCTAGTATTGAAAAAAGAGACACACAAAAATGCGATAGTTGTGGTTACTCATTAATTAGAAATATCGATAGGCCAGGTTTAGTATGGGCACCAACTCGCGGCGGTAGCGGATTCGCTACCTGATAGGAGATAGCATGTCTAGAAAGAAAAGTGAACCTATAGAGGAACGAACCCACTATGGGGTAAACTCAGACATATCTGTTTTCCATGAACTAAAGTTTGGCAAGGAATTAATTAAACCAGGGGACATGCTTAAGTTTAAAGATGTTAAAGGTACATTTAGATTTATTCAACTTGCCCACAATGTTAAAAAAGATATTACCTGGATCGACTGCTACAGCCCTTCTACTGGAGAGTACCGATCATTTTATGTAGATCGACTAAAGGGTCCAGTGTATGCTAAAAAAAGTATTAGAAAGAAGATGAATGTCAACTGAAATAGTTCTAGCAGAACGCTGGGAGAAAATTAATAGAGTTGTTGATGTGTTCTTAAAAGGAACAACTAATCCTGCTGCTATTGCTAAAACTACTGGATTTAAAAGAACGGAAGTTCAAGAGTATTTAAATGAGTGGCGTTCAGTCATTCAAAGTGATAGACAGGTTCAGATGCGTGCTAGAGAGGCTTTAGCAGGAGCCGACAGACACTACTCTATGCTTATTGAAGAGGGTTGGGATGTAATTAATCAGGCGGGTCTGACTTCAGACCTTGCTAAAAAAACAGCGGGAATCAAGATCGTAGCAGACATTCAGCAAAAGCAAATTGATATGTTGCAAAAAGCAGGACTAATTGAAGATAGCGAGATTGCTCAACAGATCATTGAAACAGAGCGTAAGCAAGAAGTTCTTGTTAAAATTCTTAAAGAAGTGGTGGCGGACTGTGATCATTGTAAGCGTGATGTTGCAAAAAGACTTGAAGAAGTAACTGGGAAGGCAGAAGGATTCTAGTGTTTGATGATTTTTTATCCGCGCTAGAAGAGGATGAGTTTGATGAACATCCAGTAGCAATTGAAGAATTTGTTACAAATGAACAATATCTACACCTACCTCCATTATCTTCCTATCAATATCATTCTATTAAAGCAATGACTCAAATCTATAAAAAAGAAACTCTCATTAAATTATATGGTGAAGAAGAAGGTGTTAAGAGATACCGACAAACTTGTAATGAAGTTATCCTGCAATTAGGAAAGGGTTCTGGAAAAGATTACCTTTCTACTATTTCTGTTACCTATCTTGTATATTTATTACTATGCCTTAAAGATCCCGCCAAGTATTTTGGTAAACCTCCAGGTGATGCAATTGATATTATTAATATTGCTATTAACTCAGAGCAGGCAAAAAATGTTTTCTTCAAGGGTTTCCGTAAAAGAATTGAGGACTCTCCTTGGTTTACTGGAAAGTTTAGTATTACCGCCCAAAGCGTAACATTTGATAAATCTATTACTTGTCACTCAGGGCATTCAGAGAGAGAGTCTTGGGAGGGATATAATGTTATCTGTGTGATCCTTGATGAGATTTCTGGGTTTAGTACAGTATCTACCAGTGGAAATGAACAGTCAAAGACTGGTCAGGCGATCTATGACATGTATAGGGCCTCTGTAGATTCCCGATTCCCTGACTTTGGAAAGGTCGTGTTATTATCTTTTCCACGATATAAAAATGATTTTATTCAACAACGATATGATGCAGTTGTGGCGGACAAAGAAGTTATCATTAAGTCATATACCTTTAAACTAGATGATGAACTAGACGATGTGAAAGAAAATGAATTCTCTATTGAGTGGGAAGAAGATCAAATTAATGCATACAAATATCCAAAAGTTTTTGCATTAAAAAGACCAACTTGGGACATTAATCCTACCCGATCGATCAACGATTTTAAGATTGCATTCTATAATAATCCAGTAGATGCTTTAGGTAGATTTGCCTGTATGCCACCAGACGCTGTTGATGCATTCTTTAAATCAAAAGAAAAGATTATGACATGCTTTAATCAACCAATGAATGGCGTGGACGATGATGGAAGGTTTAAAGACTGGTTCCTTCCACAAGAGGGTAAAGAATACTACATACATGTTGACCTAGCCCAAAAACATGACCATTGTGCAGTATCTATGGCGCACGTTGACAGATGGGTGCATATTAAAAGTTTTATGCAGCATAATGTAGTTAGCCCAGTAGTAGTTGTTGATTGTGTGAGATGGTGGACTCCAACGTCAGATAAATCTGTAGACTTTTCTGAAGTAAAACAATTCATTGTTGACCTAAGATCAAGAGGGTTTAATATTAGAAAAGTAACATTTGATAGATGGAACTCTCACGACATTATGACAGAATTAAAAATGATTGGTATTGACGCAGAGACTCTTTCCGTAGCCAAAAAACACTATGACGATATGGCTATGTTAGTTGGAGAAGAAAGAATTATTGGGCCAAGCATTAAACTTCTTACAGATGAATTACTTCAATTAAGAATTTTAAGGGATAAAGTAGACCACCCCAGAAAGGGAAGTAAAGACCTCTCTGACGCAGTATGCGGAGCAATATATAACGCAATATCAAATACTAGAAAGCAGTCAGAAGAAGCAGAGATTGAAGTTCATACATATAAACAATTTATTAGAGACCAGCAGCGGGAGGAAGCAGAAAAAAATGTTATTCGACCCCCAGCACAAAACTCTAATATCGATGACTACATAAATAGCATTGGAATGATTTAAATGGATATGAATGAAGAACTCATAGAAATTTTTCTAGAAAAAGGGTACATTGAAGTAGTAGGATATAATCCTGTAGGAGATCCAGTATATAAAATTACTAAAAAGTTTTATGAAGAACAAAAAGAACTCTTAGCCGATATGAAAAAAATGGATTCAGACATTTTAAATTCTATATGGTTTAAGGGATACATAGATTTAAAGATGGATGAGGAAGGAAATGCTTTTGTTTATCTAACAGATAAATCAGAAGTCTGGGTTGACTCAGAAGATTTAACAGAAGATGAAAAATCAATGATGTATCTTATCTACAGCACAGGAGCATATTATGGTGGAGAGTGGACAGAACTCTAGGAACGTTATCGACTATTACAAGGAGTGGGAGAATGATCAAATTAAAGCAGATCTTGATACCCGCCGACTTCCATTTGTTGTAGGGTTTGAGAATATTTCTGGTGATTTTAATAAAGCATCTGGAATTCGCAACAGTAACGCTTTTCTAGCAAAAGAGTCATGGATCATTGGTAATAAAAGATGGGATCGCCGTGGTGCAGTAGGTACTCAAAACTATGTTCATCTTAAATATGCTCCATCACTAGATCATATTTATCTTAATGAGCCTCATATTAGAGATATGCGGTGGGTAGCAGTGGATAATGTACCTGGGGCTATTCCAGTCACTCAATACGAGTGGAGGCCAGACACCTTCATGATCTTTGGTGAAGAGGCGAGGGGCGTTAGCCCCATGGGTCTTGGAATGGCAGACGATGTTGTGATGATCCCACAACTTGGAAGTGTTCGTAGTCTAAATGTTAGTGTCGCAAGTGGAATTATGATGTATGATTACGCGACAAAACTTGGAATGCTATAATTGGTCATGGAATGTAAATTTTGTGGTAGCCCCGCAGAATGGCGGGGAGAAAGAGATAACTTCAAAACAGAAGTTTGCCATAAACACTTCCATGCATATTATATTAGTTTTTGGATGTGGAGAAAAATAAATGGCTGAAACGTACACACCCACTGATGCTATGTCATCAAATGCGAAACGAGCATTGAAGTGGAAAGAAGAAGGCAAGGCTAAAGGCGCAGGAACATCTGTTGGATGGACACGGGCGGGACAACTGGCAAGAAAGGAATCCCTTTCATTAGACACAGTTAAGAGAATGTACTCTTATTTCTCTAGACATGAAGTAGATAAGCAGGGAAAGGGATTCTCTCCTGGTGAAGAAGGCTATCCATCAAATGGAAAGATCATGTGGGATGCCTGGGGCGGTGACGCAGGATATTCCTGGTCAAGAGCAATCGTTAATAGAATGAAGAAGATGTGGGAAGGCACCCCGTTTGATATAACTAAATAGACTCCGATGTGCCAGCAATGCCGAGTTACGCGGTTGATACCAGCATGAAGTTAGTCAAACGTGCAGAAAACCTTGGGATGGTGTAGTTACCCGTTGGCACATCGGTTATGGAGAATGGTGTAATGGCAGCACAAATGTCTTTGGAACATTTAGTTTAGGTTCGACCCCTGATTCTCCAGCGTTTTAAGCAGTGGCATGTGGCGCAACGGCAGCGCAATCGGCTGTTAACCGATAGGTTGTAGGTTCGAATCCTACCATGCCAGCGTGGAAATGCATAGCGATGATGAATGCCAAAAATATTGGCGAGATAGATTCTCAGATCAAATAGAAGAATGTATCGAAACTCCTTTTGCAGAAGATTATTCTTCAGAAGCAGAGTGGTTTAGACAGGGGTTAAGATATGCAATGATGATTATTCGATGGGACTATGATGAGTGAGGCTGGTCACAAAAAGCCTTTTAAATTTGACCTCTTAGAGTTACCCTGATAAGATTAAAGTATCAACCCACAAGGAGGATATTATGAGAGCGTTTGCACATTTTTTCTCAGAAGTATTTAGAACAGATGCCACAAGCAACTATAAACTTCAGAGTGAATGGGACAGAGCAAGAAGCGAGGCTTCACGATTTGGCCCGTCCCATGTTGCAGAGATTGATGCAATCTTTGCCCGTCAAGCATAATCATTGACACCCAGCCCACGACTACTGTATTATTAGTGTCGTGGGCAAGTCATTTATAGAAAAGGATTAATATGAAGAAGATTATTGTAGCCGCCACTATTTCTATGGTGGCACTAGTTGGATGTACGTCACAGTCGGAACCAACTCCAACTGTAACTATTACAGAGCAGGCTCCTGCACCACTTAATACAGATGATGGTGTTGTTACTAACTCACAGAAGTTTGTTGATTTTATTAGGGACAATGGTGGTATCTATGGTCAGATTGCCGAAGAGTCTGATATTTTTAGTTTAGGGCAAACTATTTGTGAAGGTTTTGCTGGAGGTTTGTCAGAGGATGAAATTACTTATGTTCTGGCACAGGCTCTTGTAAATAATGATATGGACAATGATGATGGCGCAAAGTTTGGGGCGGCTCTAATTGTTGGGGCTAAAAATTATCTCTGTGAGTCATCAACTTTCTAATGAAATACTTTACTTTTTACTGTTTAGTAAAAACTGATAACGGCTATGCATTAAAGCCACATATTAATATGTACAATAACATGCTAGAAATAATTAATTGGTAATTATTTTTATGCTGTAGAATAAATAGATGTTGCCGCCCAAGGAGGTCAATATGACGACAAAAAACCAAATTGGTTTGGCAGTAGATTGGATTGCCGCTGCAGTTTTGGCAATTACTTTTATTGCTGCACCAAGCATGGCGTATGCTAAGTCTGCGCCCTTGGCGGAAGGTATAGGAAACTTTGCCACCGCTGACGCATTAGAAAGAAAGGCAGTAACAGATAGAAACTGGTCGCTGCCGTCTAAATGTAATGATAAGCAGGCAAAGATTCTGTTTAAAGCAGGTTTTAATAGACCTGGGATGCTTAGAGGAGCCTGGGCAATTACCTGGCGTGAATCAAAGCATCAGGCACTTGATGAGTCAAGTTTATGGTATTCAGGTGCCCTGGGTACTTGGCAAATTCAAACGAGTGCTTGGTCAGGAAGATCCTGGTGGTCTAGAGATAATATGCTAGACAAGAAAAAACAATCAGAAATTGTTAGAAAGCACTTTTTGAATGATGGAATGCATAATTGGGGATACGGTTATTCGTTTAAGAATGATTCATGGTACGAGAATGCAGGAATGTATTACTCCCTATGGGGATCTAGCCTGACTTATTCATGGGTTATTGCACCCTTTAATACTGGATGGTCGCTGTTTCCTGGTAAATGCACTCCAAAAAAGGTATAATTTATAGATAGTCGGTGTGGCGGGGGAAACACAATAAAATGTGCGGCAACACCCCCGCCACATCACAACTAATGGAGAATGATGAGAATAGGATTACTATCTACTGACTGGGGAGATCATTTAGAAGGTCAGCCTGGAGGTTGTACTAATGTCAGAATGATGATTCCAGGGCTACACCTAAATAAAATAGGTCATGAAGTTATGGTAGGTGAAATTGGCTGGAAAGATGGAGAAGGTTTTGTCGCAGTAAAACCTATCGAACGGTTAAAAGCAAAGCATAGATCAGTAATCAAAGAATACTCATGGGCTTTTGATAAACTAGATGTAGTAGTTCTAAAACTTTTTATGCATAAAGATGCAGTTAAGTATATTGAACTTGCTAAGTCGTATGGTCAAACTGTAATTATTGACACAGACGATCACTTTGAGAAACTTCCAGAGGATAATTTAGCATTTATTACTACCGATCCTATTAGAAATCCAGATAATAATAGAGAGCATCTAATATCAACATATTCAGTTGCAGACGGAATTATTGCTAGCACTAAATTCTTAGAGCAAAGAATGCTTCAGTATAACGATACAGTATATAGAGTAAAAAACTCTTTAGACCCACAAACTTTTATTTATAGATTAGATACTGCTGGATTTAAGCCTACTATTGGTTGGGTAGGCATTATGATGTGGCGAGTAGATGATTTAAAGCATGTCTCTGGACCCATTAAAACCACTATTGAAAAGTATGGTTTAAATTTTCATCATACGGGTATTATGCTAGATAGACCAAAATGGATCGCGGAAGCCCTCAATATCGACCCTGAAAGAGTCACTGGGTTCACTGGCTCAAGGCCAGAGTATTATGCTAATGTTTTTATGCCAATAGATATTGGCATAGTACCGTTGAATCCGAATCAGTTTAATGAGGCTAAGAGTAATCTAAAAGGTCTTGAATATGCTCTATCTGGCATACCCTTTGTTGCATCAGATACCCAAGAGTATAGAGACTTAGCAGATATGGGGGTTGGAAGAATTGCTAAGTCAAATAAAGATTGGCTTAAACATCTAAAGCAGTTGCTTGATCCAGAAGTTAGAGAAGAGGAAAGGCAGAACAACTTTAAAATTGCCACACAGAACTTTAATATTTTTACAGTCAAATATCAGTGGTCTGAGGCAATAGAACTTATTCATATGAAAGCACAAGCCGAAAAAAATAAGAAAATTTCTCTTCTTAAGGTATAATAGATTTAATAAATGCTTGGGAGGCTGATTTATGCCGTATGATATTAGGCAAAACTATCGTGGTAAATCTGGATATTCTGTTGTAAGTCCAAGTGGGCGAGTGCATGGCACACACCCTTCTCGTAATGCTGCTATTCAGCAGCAACGTGCCCTGTATGCAGCAGAAGCACAGTCTAAAAAAATGACTAAAATGGAAGATTTATACGAGCAGTTGTCTGAACCAGAAAAAGAGTTCCATGACTCTTTAGTTGCTTTAGCAGAAAAGTATGGGTCTCTAGATGACGAAAGTACAGGCATTTGGATTGGATATGAACCTCCAGCCCAAAATAAAGATGCATCCATTGGGGTTATGTGTGGCAACTGCTCTTTACATTTTGAAAAAGAGGATGGCGGTCTTGGATGTAAGATACTTTCTTATGAAATTCAAGAGATGGGTAAATGTAGATTGGCAGCCATTCCACCAGGATATGTAAATGTAGATAAAAATCTTTGGGGCGGCAGATTTATATGAAATTTGTATCTCCAATAAATCCAGCAGATCTAACAAATGATCCTATCATTAATAATGAAGGAGATATTTATTTTAATTCTTCTAGTTCAACGTTAAGGCTACACTCACAGGGTGTTTGGGTCACTCTATTAGATGAGAATAATCATTTAACTCATACTGGAAATATAAGTAAATTAGTTGGAGATAATTCCACAGTATCTTTTTCTGCTACTTTAGATGAAAGTTTTGATAACTCTACAGTTTATGCAAAGTCTGCCTCCCCGTCTGAGTTTATTATTGGATACCATAAAAACTATCCATATAGACTAGGAACTCAAATTAGAATAGTAAGGGCAGGGAATGGTAGCATTACCATAGAGCCACAGACAGCATCAGTAGTAATTCACACTCCTTCACTAAGTTACTTGACATTTATAGGCGATTCAATTAATATTATTAACATAGATGAAGACGAGTGGATTATAGATGGTCCCTTTAGAGATATTTATTAAGGAATAAAATGAAAATTCTTGTTTACGGAAATACAAAGTTTTCCGATTATGATACTTTTACCCGAGCAGTGGTAGTTGCCATTGACCAAAATGTTTCTAATCAAGATAATAAATTAGAGATTTATACTGCGGGTCCATATAAAATTAATCAATTCGCTGCTGAATTCGTTAATAAGACTGAAGGATTCTTTAAGCAAAAAGGAATCAAGTCCAGGTTCTACCGAGTTTTAAAGAATGATGTTGCAGAAAACTTTGACAAGTATGATCTAGATAGTGTAGTATATTTATCAACGAAGAGTGATCGTTCAGAAATTTTTGATGTAGTAATTTCTGAGGCAGAGAATAATAATATTCCTGTAAGTATCTATAAGGTATAGGAGAATCATGAGGATTATCAAAGGAGCAGGTCGCCGTATCTAAGCGCGACCAAGCATATCTTTCCGTAGCGTCTTATCTAGCATCACAGTCACAGTGTAGAATGAAGCATGGATCTGTTATTGTAAAGGGTGGAAGAGTTATTTCTACTGGAGTGAATAAGGAACGAAGTCATCCAAGAATTGTTTCTAGCGAGCATATCAAGGATCACTGTTCAGTTCATGCTGAGATTGATGCTATCAAAAAGGCTAGAGATGTAAATGGTGCGACTATTTATATTGCTAGGGTAAATAAAAGAGGAGAGGCTAGGGATAGCCGCCCATGCAAGAGATGTTTTGAAGTTATTAAAAGCAATGGAATCAAAAAAGTTATCTATACAATGAGTGAGGAATAATGTCACAGACATTTGTAAATTACGAAGCCGCGCATGAGTTAGTAGATTCACACAAGAATCTATTCTGGGACGGTTGGGTTATTGTAGACTGGAAGCCACTTAAGGACGGCTTCTATAAGAAAAATGGCATGTTCCGTCATGGAACTTGGGGAGTTGCCAAGAGATACTTCCCAGGTAGTAATGGATGGAAAGTGCCAAGTAAATATGTGGGTAACTGAAGCATTATGTGCAGGCACAGACACTGAGGACTATTTTGATAAATATGAGTTGGATCAAGGTCTAGCAAAAGAAATAGATAGACGGTGTATGTCTTGTCCAGTAATTAAAGAATGCTTTGACTATGGGGTTCAAACGGAATCCTTTGGTGTTTGGGGCGGCGTATTCCTAAATGATGGTAAACTAGACAATGTAAGAAATTCACATAAGACCCAAGATGTTTGGGCTAGAATACTTGGTCTGGTATCTGAAGGAGAAGACATTGAAATATGACCCACTAGTCTTTAAAATTCTTAAAGAAAATAAACCTCCGTATAATGTCATTATTGATATTGTAGAAATGCCAAATTTTCTTGCCTTAAGAGTTTATGAGAATGAAATCATGGCTCTATCAAACGAAAAACAAATGATTGTTATGGAACATCTCTTCAAGTTGCGGGGGATAGTAGAACAATTTGGATATGTTTGTGACTTTCAGGGGGTTCCTGGCGATCCGCCAAGGAGTGTCTAATGGGACTAATTTGGATAGAATCAGAAGCATGTTGGGGAGAAGTAGTACAAAAACATGCCCTTTATTCAAAAGTAAAATTTTTTAAAGACGGTCATTACCATGAAGAAATTATAGAAAATGATGACCTTACTGAATTAAGAGAACTTGGGATTGATTATGAATCTGACTGAAGCCTTGGGTTCCATGGTGTTCTTATTTAAAAAAAGATCTATAGAAGAAATAAAGCAACCACAGGAATATTACTGCTCTAATATTGACTGCACAAATGAGATTGCAGACTTTAATCAGTTGTGCCCCCTGCTGACTGAAGAGGCATATAATAATCTTGCAGACTTCTACTGCATAGACTGCATTATTGAGGAGAAAACAAATGTATGATCTTTCAGCCTATGTACACGTTCCAGTTTGTGAACTAGCGGTAAAAGAGGAAGAATCTTTTAATACTTTTAAGAGAGATAGTTATTTTACAACTATTTTAGAGCATACGTTAGAAGAGTTTTCTAAACAATTCCTGTCACGGGCTCTTAGTGAATACGCAGATAAAATTAATCTTATTAATTGGGAAAAGGTGGCGGAGAATGATTTAATAGGATCTCCAGTATTAACAGAATATCCAGAAATTCCTGGTGATAATAAATTATTTTCACCGTCAACCATTGCTTATGTCTTTAAAGCACTAGATATTTTACAACATATGAAGGACAGTTCTTTAAATAATATAAATATTTTAGAGATCGGTGCTGGCTATGGCGGTCAATGTAAGATGATTCTAGACTTTGCCCCGCTATTTGATATCAGTATCAAGTCATATATTCTAGTAGATCTTTACTGGCCTAACGAATTACAGAAAAAATATTTAGACTCTCTAGGGTATACCAAAAATATTAAATATATTTCATATGAAAAACTTTCTGACAACCAAGAAGTGCTTCCAGAATTTAATTATTTAATTAGTGTATACGCATTAGGCGAATTTATGCCAGATGTTCAGCAGTTTTATATTGACAAAATGATTAATTTTCCATATCATTATTTAGTATGGAACACTCCAAATATACATGAATCATTCCTTTTATCAGACATAGAAGAGGAGCGTCCAAGAACTGGGCCATATAATGTGGTTATTAAAAGTAAGGTTAAAATATGAAGACAGCATTGATTACTGGCATTACTGGTCAGGACGGATCATACCTTGCAGAGTTGCTGCTAGAAAAAGATTATGTTGTTCATGGAATTAAAAGAAGGTCATCATCTATCAATACACATAGAGTAGATCACCTTTACGACCATCCAAACTTTAAACTACATTATGGAGATCTTACAGATTCTCTATCTACTGTGAAATTAATTGGTGAGATTCAGCCAGACGAAATTTATAATCTTGGCGCTCAAAGTCATGTCCAGGTGTCGTTTGAAACACCAGAGTCTACTGCTAATTCCGATGCCCTAGGTACACTTAGGATGCTTGAAGGAATTAGAATGAACTACTTAGATCCAGTTACAAAGTTTTATCAGGCGGCTACGTCAGAATTATATGGATTAGTGCAAGAGGTCCCACAGTCTGAAACTACCCCCTTCTACCCTAGATCTCCATATGGAGTAGCAAAACTTTATGCTTATTGGATTACTAAGAATTATCGTGAAGCCTATGATATGTTTGCTTGTAATGGAATTTTGTTTAACCATGAGTCGCCACGCAGAGGCGAGACATTTGTTACCAGAAAGATCGTCTTAGGTCTAAGAGATATTCAGTCGGGTAAGGCAGATGTTCTTAGACTAGGCAACCTAAATGCATTAAGAGACTGGGGCCATGCCAAAGATTTTGTTAGGGCGATGTGGCTAATGATGCAACAAGATTCGCCCGACGACTATGTTATTGCTACAGGTGAAGAGTACACAGTCAAGGACTTTGTTGAAAGGTGTGCCCCCTACTTTGGTATGTCTATTGAGTGGCAGGGTGAAGGATTTAATGAAATAGGAATCGACTCTAAAACTGGTAGAACCGTAGTAGTTGTAGACAAAAAATATATTCGTCCAGCAGAAGTAGATCGACTTCTTGGGGATGCTTCTAAAGCACAGAAAGAATTGGGCTGGAGCCCAGAGTACACCTTTGACGATCTAGTAAAGGATATGTGCATTAATGGACTATAACTCATCTATTTATGTAGCAGGTCATAATGGTTTAGTAGGATCTTCTTTAGTTAGAAGATTAAAAATGGTTGGCTATCATAATATTATTACAGCAGATCGTTCTAGATTAGATTTGCGTAACCAAATGAGTGTAAAAAGATTCTTTGCTGTTCAAAAACCAGAGTATGTTTTTTTAGCAGCCGCAAAAGTTGGAGGAATTACATATAATCAAAGTTCTCCAGCGGACTTTATTTATGATAATCTTGCTATACAGAATAACGTTATCCATTCTTCATATGAAAATAAAGTAAAGAAACTTATGTTCCTTGGCTCCGCGTGTATATATCCTAAAGTTACCCCACAGCCAATAAAAGAAGAATACCTATTGACAGCACCATTAGAAGAAACAAATGAAGGCTATGCATTAGCAAAAATTGCAGGGCTAAAAATGTGTCAAAGGTACAAAGAGCAATATGGTTTTAACGCTATTTCAGCCATGCCAGCAAACTTATATGGAATCAATGATAATTTTAATATAAATCAGTGCCATGTTATACCAGCCATGATCTATAAATTTCATGAGGCGCTGTTAAATAATTCAAAGCAAGTTACTTTGTTTGGGGACGGTAGTCCCACCAGGGAATTCCTACATGTAGATGATCTTTCAGATGCATTAATATTCCTTATGAATAATTATGAAGATTCTTCTCATATTAATATTGGCTCTGGAAAAGAATACTCTATTAAAGAACTGGCAGATATTATTTCTCGCACAGTTGGATGGAACGGTAATATTATTTGGGACAAAGATAAGCCAAATGGTACTCCACGAAGAAAACTTGATATATCTAAGTTAAATCATTTAGGGTGGTCTTCATCGATAGATTTAGAAAATGGGATAAACGATACATACGGATGGTTCTTAGAAAATAATGACTATTCATAAGAACATTCCAGTCTACGCTCCATCCATTACTGAACTAGAGAAAAAATATGTTAATGAATGTTTAGAGTCTTCCTGGATATCCTCTCGCGGCCCGAATGTTGATATGTTTGAGCAATTATTTACAGAAAAAATTGGTGTGGAGTATGGAACAACAGTTTCAAATGGTACTGTTGCTTTACATTTAGCACTATTAAGTTTAGGCATTGGTCCAGGAGATGAAGTAATTGTTCCAACGTTAACCTATATCGCTCCAGTAAATGCTATAAAGTATGTCGGAGCCACACCAGTATTTGTAGATTCCTTGTATGATTCATGGCAGATGAACCCAGAAGATATTACTAGAAAGATTACTGATAGAACAAAGGCTATTCTTGCTGTTCATTTATATGGTCATCCATGCGACTTAGATTTAATTAATAAAATTTGTAAAGATAATAATCTATTTCTTGTAGAGGATTGTGCAGAAGCATTTGGGACTATGTTTAGAAATAAACATGTTGGCACCTTTGGGGACATAGCGACATTTAGTTTTTTTGGAAACAAGACAATAACCACTGGTGAAGGCGGCATGGTGGTTTCAAACAATAAGGATTTAATAGACATTTGCTTTCATTTAAAGGGGCAGGGCTTGGCGGAAGGAAAACAATACTGGCACGATGCCATAGGGTATAACTACCGTTTGACCAATGTTGCATGTGCTATTGGTATCGCCCAACTACAAAGATCTGATTATTTAATTAACAGGAAGTTAGAAATAGCATCTTTATACAGAGAAGGTTTCTATAATACTGGTTATGAATTTCATAGTGAGGCTCCTAATACTAGACACAGTTATTGGATGTGTAGTATATTGGGATCAGAATATAAAGATCGTGATAATCTAATGAATTATCTAAGTGCAAATAGAATAGAAACTAGGCCAGTATTCTATCCTATTCATACAATGCCTATGTACAATACTCAACAGAGTTTTATGGTTGCAGAAGATATTTCTCGCAGAGGATTAAATCTACCTAGTTATCCAGATTTAAGTGATGATGAAGTTAAATATGTTATAGAGAAAGTGTTGTCCCACTAATGAATTTATTTAATTCTGGATTTTATACAGAAAAAGACTTGGTTGACGCAGGATTTAAAAACATTGGAAATAATATTTTAATTGATAAAAACTGCACAATTATCGGACTACATAATATATCTATTGGGTCTAATGTAAGAATAGATGCGTATACAACTATAACAGCCTCAGAGGGCGGGGATTTAAGCATAGGATCAAATATTCATATCGCAGGATATTGTCTGTTGGCTGCATCAGGTGGTATAATTATGGAAGATTTTTCTGCTATATCTCACGGCACAAAAATATATTCCGCTTCTGATGATTATTCTGGCGGGTATTTAACAAATGCTGTGATCCCAGATAAGTATAAAAATGTTAAACGTGGACTGGTAACATTAAAAAAGCATTCTTTAATAGGATCTAGTTCAGTTTTATTACCAGGAATAGTAGTCGGTGAAGGGACCACTGTAGGAGCCATGTCTTTAGTATCTAAAAATTTAGATGATTGGTCGGTGTATGCAGGAATCCCTGCTAAAAAAATAAAAGACAGGCCAAGAGATTTGTTAGGACTTGAACAAGAATATGTGAGGGAGAGCGGTGTCTGATACCCTTGGATCTTTAATTGATAAATTAAATACCATTGATTTAAAAATGTGGAACAATCAAGAACTCCTCTATGAGATTAGAAGAATGTCATTCGATGAATATAAAGAAAAATACTTTTCAGACACGGCGGGAGCAGAACTATTGTGGGACTCCTTGAAAAAAGCCTGTGATTTAAATGTCCAGAGGAACCAACTAATTGATGAGATAGATGAAAAAATTGTAGAAATTGTTCAAGCATCTATGTCTGGGCTAGATTTAGATAATGGAAAATTTATACAAAGAAAGCATAAAACATACTGATGATTGATAGGATTGTTTTCTTTAATAATTTTCATAATGGTGATGTATTTTTCTCTAAACCATATGTTAAACATCTATCTGAAATTTTAGAATATAACGACTATTCATATGCTCATAATAATGATCATAAAATAGTAAAAGATTTAAATATGAATCATTTTTTAATAGGACATAGATTTCAACAAGATCGCACATTTAGTTATGAAGATAAATTATACATAAATACCTGGATCGGAAACTACTTATCAAATGGTAGAAACTGCAACTGGATTTCATTACATGAAATGTACGAAGAGGTGTACAACTATTTACAGGAACTCTTAGATAAAGAAGTTAAGATATTAGATAGAGAATTTTATCAAACATTTATAGACTTCTCTGTATTTGATGTACCGCTGGACTTTGAGTGTGACTATGAAAATACAATAATGTTTTCCAACGGTCCTGTTTTATCTGGTCAATCTTCAATACTAAATACATCCAATATAGTAAAACTCTTATGCGACAGATTTCCAGATAAAAAAATTATACTTACACACCAGTCAGATATAGAAAATGATAATATCGTATATACAAGAGATATTATTAACACAGCGGGTTCAGATCTTAATGAAATATCTTGGCTTTCTACAAAATGTAAGTATATAATTGGTAGACAGTCAGGTCCATTTAGTTTTATGCAGATTAATGAAAACCTGAATGATAAGAATAAAGTGATGATAAGCATGTCTAACTCAGAGGCAGTAGACTGGTTGTATAATATTAAAGTTCCATGCAAATATATAAACCTTTTAGATCAGGATGAAGATGCTTTGATAGAAAATATTTATCAAGAATTGGTAGGAACATGTTAAAGTATCATATTAAGGGTATGGCTTACGATGAATTCTCTATGACAATATTTTCTCGGATTAATAGATTCCCTAAGAATCTTGTGCCCTGCTTTGAAACAAAAGACTCGGATATTGATTTAATATTATGGCTAGATGACGAGATTCTAACGTGTAATGAATACTCTAAGTATAATTATGCAACCCTAACTGAGTCTGCCGCAATTGTTCCACAGACATATGAAAAATTTGCTAACAATTTTGACTCAATAATTCAGAACTTTAATATGATTTTTACTCACAGTAGAGAATTAGTTAATATGCATGAAAAGATAAAGTGGATACCAGCAACTGCAACCTGGATTCAGGAGCCCCGTGTCCGTGAAAAAAGTAAAAAAATATCTATGATTACTTCTACAAAAAATTGGGCGGTGGGGCACAAAAAAAGAATGGAATTAGCAAGTTCTTTATCTGGCAAGGTAGACTTATATGGTCGTGGAATTAATGAAATAGAGTTTAAAGAGCAGGGTCTAGATGACTATATGTTTTCAATCGCTCATGAAAACGCTAACTATCCTGGGTACTTTACTGAGAAGATTCTAGATTGTTTTTCTACTGGAACGATTCCAGTTTATTGGGGAGACCCCAGTATTGGAGAGGTGTTTAATACGGATGGAATTATTTTATTGGACGGCAAGTTTGATCCAGAAGCACTAACGGAAGATATATACTATTCAAAAATGGATGCGATCAAAGAAAACTGTGAGATAGTAAAAAACAACTTTATGATGGTAGAAGATTATATTTATGATAATTACTTAAAGGATTTAGATGACGATCTATCATAATGAAATTGGAAACCTAGGTAATATAGGAAACCAAATGTTTCAGTACGCTTCCCTACAAGGA